CCTAGAAAATTATTTTCTTTACCACTAACTCCAAGTACTACAGATTCAACTCCATTAAAATCTGCATATTGAATTAATGAGTGAGTAACCATAAACAATAGCGGCGTTGGAAACCTTACGCACATTCCCGATAGATGAAAATCACGTAGCTGACCCAATACTTCTTCTTCTGATACTGTATCTGCTGCGACAATTCGTAGAATTGTCTCCTCATCTTTGCAAATATTAGCAATTAATATAGGTGTGCCAAGATTCCACACTGTAGGTTTTGAGTATGACTTATTAGTGCTATCTGCTAAAGCTGCTGTGGACACCAGCACTATAAGAAACACCCAACTCAGCACGATAGCTGTACGTAGATATTTCATTTTTTATTCTCCTAATTATCGCCGCCAATCGGGTTGACGATTTTTATCAGCGGCATTCCATTCCTTTATGGCCTCTGTGAGAAGAGGTAGATATTCATATTTCTCTTTTATAAATTCTTGAACCGTTCCGTCTTCTGTAACAACAAGAATAACTACTTGATCAATGATAATTCCTGTCCTCTCTCCGAACATTTCTGCATATGCTGAACCTTGAATATAATAGTTCTCATTATATTTTTCATTTCTCTCTCTTGTTGAGGTCTTAAAGTCGATAATTGACAACTTACCTTTGTAATTTGCAATACAATCAACTCTACCAGCAACTTTATATTTATCACTATACAGACCACATTCTTGGGCATATATGTTATTTATATTACAAAGTACCTTTTCTTTGAGTTGATTAAACAAACAAAATGGAAGAAAATTATTCTCATGTTCTTTCCACTTTTTTGGCCAGTTAATATGTACGTTATTAAGATAGTCCTCACACATATGATGAACCTTAGTACCACGGGCAGATGCAGTTCTTGCTATATGATTTGCAACATCATTACCAACACGCTTACGCCACTCAAACAGTCCTTTCTTGTTACGGACTGATAGAACAGTTGTTATAGATGGATACTTATTACCTTCTGGTGTTTCATATAAACGAATACCATCATTATTCGTTGCTTTAATATCCGGCAATGTAAAAGAATCATTATGATCAAATTTTGTCATCGTAATTTCCATTGTAGACCTTTACTTACGTTCATCTAATATAGATTTGCATGGAATACGTTTAATTTTAGATAAAGTACCATCACTACTAAGCTGTTTGAACCAAACAGTATTTAAAGTTACAACAGGGTCTAAACCAAAAGGCCCCATAGCAACTGATCCATCTTCCAATGGATTTTTACCAACTTGATGGCATCCAATGTATTCATATCCCTGACCAGTGGACGGAACTTTCATTGTTGGCGCACATGCACCAAGAACTAACAATCCAGACAATATTATTATTTTACTTTTCATTTATATATTCCTCATTCTATCAACGAGCCTATCAGCTCTTTTTGTAACCTGTTTATACCAACTGGAATCAACCATCTCATCAGCAGCTGCATTCCAATCTTTCGCATCTACACCACGTTTCATTCCTTTGAACTTACTCAAACGAGGGCGCCCCATATTGAACATCATGTTCGCAATTATTTGTTGAGCTTCTTCCGGCAAAGTCTCAAAGTCTGAGTATAGGAGCTCGCAGTCCGACAGGACTCCTTGGAGATCAGATTCGAAGGCCTCAATGACTCTGGACTCACTGACGGGAGTGCCGTCGCTGCAATCATATTCGACATCTGATTCCAAAACCAGATGGCCGATCCCAAAAGTAGGATAGCCAAGATGATCTTTGTATACTTCATATTTTACTCCCTCATCAATCTCTAATTGTTCTCTAAGTTTATCTACGTTCATTTCATTCTCCTTTTGGTGCTGGGGTAAGACTATGTTCAGTAACAGGTATAATACTTTTTTCCCAATCTACTACTAAATTTCCAACAGCCATAATTCTTTCATGTTCACATTTCTGTTCTGGAACAGAATGATATAACCATGCTGGCCACAAAACAAGCTGACTACCCTTTGGTTTGACTTGCGTAAATCCGCCGCCTCCAGATGGATCATTACGATAGTATGCATCTGGAAAAACTAGTGGAGCACATTCCTCACAACCTCTAACACAATAGGTAAAACTCCAAGTGTGGGGCCAGTGTTGGTGTGATTTAGTTGTTTGTCCCTTAGTATATATTAATCCCCATGAATCTGCAACCTTATAGTCATATTGTCTAGGATCACCAGATTCATTTGTTGCATTTGCAAGAGGCACAGTCTTAGCAAGACTAATTACCAACTCACCTAATTTCTTAAACGATTCATATTCTTTGTCCATATCCCATCGTGTCATATGACACTTAGCAGCAGTCTTATGATTCAACCTATCACCAGATTCTCGAATATCATTTTCAAGTAGGTCATTAAAAGCATCAATTCTAGTTCCCTGTAAATCTTTAACCTTGACAGGAGACTTCTGTTTAAATTCTGGCCAACCCTCTTGGGTAGGCTTTATGTAAATATCACTCAACACCAATTCCCATCTTAATCTTGTTAATAAGATAGCTACGAACAAAACCAGACCTAACGATGTCACCAATGTTAAATTCTGTACAGTTGAACTCTTCCATTTCCTCTAGAATGCGTAGGAAATCATGAAGTCCATTTTTCTCATTTTGTCTTTGTAAATCTGATTGGCCAAAATCACCACAGAAGACAATTTTAGAATCTTGTCCTACCCTAGTGATAATCGTATCCAATTCATGGAAGTTTAAGTTCTGGCACTCATCAACAATAATGATACTGTTGTCAAATGTCAATCCCCGTAGAAATGAGGTTGAAAGAAAATATAGAGAACCTTGTCCCTTGAGTCGGTCATATAGATTATTGAATGCTTGATCACTGGGCATCTGAAACATGAAACGAACCATGTTTTGATACGGCACTTGATACAATGCAGCCTTATCTTCCTCATCACCTGGCAGAAATCCAATCTCTCTTGTAGGGATTAATGATCTAACTAGAATAACCTTTTCTGCTTTATTCTTTAAATCTAACACCTCTTGTAATGCAAGATATAAAGAAATAAATGTCTTACCAGTTCCAGCAGCACCAAATAGAAATTGGTTCTTACCTTTTTTCCAAGTATCAAAAATAATCTTTTGGTTGTCGGTAATAGGCTTTACATCAACAAGAGTCGAACTGCTGATTTCTTTTGTTTGTTTTTTAGAGGCCATTTATTTTCTCGCCTTATGTTTCTTGTAAATATTTTCTGCTTGTAGTCGTTTAGTACTTTTACGACTACCATATTTATCTGCCATAGGTGAATCTGGATGTTTAGATGCAATATTACCCATCATATCATTAAAGTTAGTATCCGTCTTAGGACCAACTCCCATTAGATGATCACCCGCAAGAGCTGGTGCCTTTCCATGATACACCCGTTCTAGGTTAGGGTTCTTCTTCATATATTCATCGTAATCCGCCAAGGGTATGTTATCATCATACTCAATGCCGCTTTCTATATTCATAAATGTGTATGTGGGCATTTAAAACTTAAACTCCAATTGCGTGCCTTCTTGTTTCTCATAGTAAGTTAGCTCGTCTTTCAAATTCTTTATTGTAATATATGCTGTATTCAGTCCCTTTTGCAACTCATATATTTCTTTTTTGAGAATATCTACAGCGGTCAAACTTTCTGGTGTATTTATCTCCCAACCAGACTCGCCCATATCCCACCTTGCAGCAGTCTTACCTTCTCTTTCTTCTCTAAGCTTGCGTAACATGTAATTGTAATGCCCTTCTCTCGTCATCTTGTGCCTCCAGAAAAAACTTTGGGGTTTCTCTACGTTTCCATTTTGCAAAACTAGACTTCTCTATTATATAGTATGTCTGATATGCCTTAACAGTATCACCAGTTTTACAATAGTCTGGCATACATTGTGGTGGATCAGTATAACCAACCATAGGAATAGTAACGGGGCATCTTGATAAGGGAACTAACAGTCGTTCCGTAGCATGGTGTTTGTCATAACGAAATGTGTATTCCTTCATGAGAGCAACCATATGGTCATACAACCACATATAGTTCTCAAAACTAGAACGAACCCAGATCGTGCTTGGATGGTTTTTATGTGCCATCTTGTACAATCCATTTTCATCGGCACACTTGTCACCATCAAGAACACGATGCGTTGTAGACAGCATCTGTGCGCTTTCCAGTATCATCTTGACCACATGCTTGTCACAACTCATTTGTGCAGCCTTCACTGGATCACGGTCTAGGTAAAATATATTCATTCTTCTTTCCTTGTATCATTCAATAGTAGTATTTTACCTCTTTTTTCATCAATTGTCAAGACCCTTTCTGTCTCAATCATATCAATAATTAAGGTAGTAATATCAACTTCTTTACCCAACACACTAATCTTCTTTTCCAATTTAATAAGAGTTTCTTTGTAGAAGTCTATCTCTTGTTGTTTGACAAGCCGTTGTTCTATAAGATCAGATAGTGATATTACATTTTCTTTCATATTATCGGTTGTCACCATCACCTTTGATTTTGTTACGTTCCATTCTAGACTTTAGTTTGTCCACATTGGCTTGTGCAACCTCTTCTAGTGTCACACCAAGGTCATCAGCAAGTGCTGAGATGTACCATAGCACATCACCTAGTTCCAATCCTACACCAACGAGAGTCTTACCATCTCTCATATGTTTCTTAACTTT